TATACGGATCGCGCAAACCTGGACACAAGGCGTACATGTTGAAGTATCACTTTATCATGATGCATGACCCAGATGATGAAGAGGGCGCGTGGATGTGCCAAGAAGAGAAGACAAGCAAATTCAACGTGAAGGAGAATTTCTCCAAACTATCAGTACAAACCTCTCCCGGAATCGATAATGAGTATCCGTCGTTTACCTTGTTACCAGATAATGCAGCTTTGAAGGCAGAATACGATGCACTTCTGAATCAGCAACGAGGAATGCGTGGCGGTGGTGGCGGCGCAGGTGGAGCAGATGGTGGAGGCAAGCGACTTCGTTTGGTAGTAACAAATGGTCTCGTAGGTGGCGGTGCTGGTGGAGTGGGTACAAGTGGTGCTGAATCGTTAATGTCGCATAATGGCGTGATCATGATGGATAAAATAACGAATCAGGCAGAACTTGCAATGGCAGTTGAAGTGATGTTGAACGCACTTGAACCGAAAGAATATGAAATCCGTGAAACGCATTACTATACAATGGCACTCCCGTCGCAATATTACGATCCGTATGATAAATGGCTTCGCGTCGGGTTAGCATTGCATAACACAAGCGACAAACTGTTCTTGACGTGGATGCTTTTCAGCGCGAAATCTTCGAAGTTCTCGTATGCACATATTATGCGGCATTATGATACATGGTGTAACTTTCCGTATAGTCCGGATGGTCTTACACGCCGATCGATTATGTATTGGGCGAAGAATGACTGCCCCGAAGACTATGCCCGAATTCGAAACGAAACCATCGACAATTTCATTCATCAGACGATTTGCAACGAGACGACGAATGACGCGTCGACTGATGTAGATTTGGCGACGGTGTTGTACACGATTTTCAAGGACCGCTTCGTATGCGTTAGCGTGAAGGATAACATGTGGTATGAGTTCGAGAAAAATCGGTGGGTAGAATGCGACCAGGGCAACTCGCTTCGTGCGCTGATTTCGAAAGATATGCACGACATCTACACGAAGAAACATCGCGATATTATGGATATGACATCTGGTTTGGATCCTACTTCTGACCAGTATACGAATGCACGGAAAAAGTCGCGAAGAATCGTGGATATCTGCACCAAACTCAAAACAACGAGTTTCAAGAATAATATTATGCGTGAGGTACGTGAACAGTTCTACGACAAGGACTTTATCGACAAGATCGACACACGGCCTGAACTCCTTTGTTTCAAAAACGGTGTGGTCGATTTCAACACAAAGACATTTCGCCGCGGTCAGCCAGACGATAACCTCTCGAAAACCACGAAAATCGATTATATTCCGCTTGACTCCGACAAACATCGCCAGCAAATCAACGAAATCAACGACTTTATGGCGCAACTCTTTCCAGAAGAAGAACTCAGGAGTTACATGTGGGAGCATCTTGCGTCTACACTGATCGGGACAAATCGTGAGCAAACATTCAATATCTATATTGGTGGTGGTAGTAACGGCAAATCGAAGTTGATCGAACTCATGTCTGCTTGTCTTGGAGAATATAAGGCGGTTCTACCCATTACGGCAGTGACACAGAAACGCGCGATGATTGGCGGTGCTTCACCAGAACTGGCAGTGTTGAAAGGTGTGAGATATGCAGTTATGCAAGAACCAACGAAGGGCGACCGCATCAATGAGGGTATTTTGAAAGAAATCACCGGTGGCGATGACATGACTGCTCGTGCGCTCTTCAAAAATACGATCACATTCGTTCCACAGTTCAAGTTGGTTGTATGCACGAACGTCCTCTTCGATATTAAGAGCAATGATGACGGCACGTGGCGTCGTATTCGCCTGTGTCCTTATAAGTCGAAGTTCTGTGAAGACCCGAAAAAGGATGATCCGGAAGAACCCTATCAGTTCCTCATCGATAAGAATCTGGATGTCAAGATCAAGACGTGGGTAAATGTCTTTATGGCGATGCTCGTCAAGAAGGCATTTGAAACGGATGGTAAAGTGAAGACATGTGCAGCAGTGACTGCAAGCAGCAACAAGTATCGCAATACTCAGGATTACTTGTCAGAGTTCTTGCGCGACAAGATTCGTGCAGCGGATGAGGATACTTATATCAAGAAGACGGAAGTCTATGAAGAATTCAAGAAATGGTATATCGTTCAACACGGTAAGAATATCCCGAAAGGCAATGAACTATACGACTATATGACGAAGAAGTTCGGAAAACTCACGACGAAAGGATGGCGGAAATGTCGGATATTGTATGACGATGATGAAGAATATTGCGGGGAAGGTGAAGAAGATAGTGGCAGTGATCATTCATAGACTACTAAGGCGCTAATGGCGTTGCTAGTCTATTTCCAAAAGTTTACATTCTTTAAACCTAACGCATCGGTTACTTTTGTTAAACCATTCAATATCCACAATACAGCAATCAGAATGTATTTCGGATAAGTTCCAAGTAAGATCAATATCACAATATTTAAATAATTATAAGAACTCGTTGTGAAATACTCTCGTATAGAAATAAATAGAAACATGAGAAATAACGCATAATACAAAAACAATACGAGGTCTTCATAAAAAGCAAGACTATTATATTCCTCATAATCATACAATGCATTCTGCTTGATGAGTGCAATATTCTTTTTCTGATTTTCAAGAATCGATTTTATGTCGGCCTCTTCTAACAATGTCAACTTAGACTGGCTGTCACTTTTATTCGATACATTATAATATGTATTCAATAATCGATTTGCTCGTTCAAAATTCTTATTTATTCCGGAAATGTATTCATTCTTCTTATTTACCGCTAATGTACATTGCTCCTTACCTGCGTCTTGTTGAGAACAATCAACGTAATATTGATCCCATGGAATAATTGTTTTTCCATCACCTGTAGATCGAATCGAATTGTCATCCGAAAGAAGAGGAAGACGAACATTATAACGCGGAACTCGATTCGGTTCAATTCCAATCGGTGCATTCACCGCTACTGTATGTTCTTCATAAAAATCGAATCCTTCTTTCACCGGTTCTTCTCCAACCATAAACCCTTCACGGCTAACCTGGAATCCCTGTACTGGCGTGTAAATGCTATCTTCCTTTTTTTTATTTTCACGAACACGACGGTCTGTTTCTACATATTGAACCGCTTTATCCATTAGTTCTCTTCCACTATTGCTGCATTTATTTTTCATTTCGTCCCATTCATTATGCGCTTTAATAATTTCGTGGCCCTGTGCTTTTCCTTTCACTAAAGCTGTATATTCAATGCTTTTCTTCTCAATATTACGATCGCAGTCTATATATTTATTTCGGGCTTGTATCCATTCTGCATGATGTAGACTGATAAGATATTTGTCTTTTTGAGGGCCAGAATAACCACCTTCATTAATGATTCGACGAATTTTGATCAAGTCGCCTTGTGATTTTGCAATAACTTCTTCAATCGGACGATTGCCGTCCGTCATTTTCACCGCAGCTGCATTTGCATCAGCGGCTGCTCCGGCGGTTGCTTTTCCTTTTCTGGCCTGCTCTTTTGGTTTTGGTTTGATACCTTTTGAATCTTCGATATTTAATTTACCCATTTTTGATGATATTATAAACTACTATAATTGTTAGATTATAATACAAGAGACAATTACATTATATTCCAGATATTGTTATACCAGTTTCATTTGTATCTGCACTTGTTTTCACCTTAATTACTTTTGACAATGACGAATATCCGTTAGATAACGATAATCCTTTAATCGTAATTTTCGGAGTCGTTGTACCTGCATCAACTTTTGCGGTAGTGGTAAGTTCTATTAATTTTGTAGTAGGTGATCCAATTACACTAACACCACCTGATGCTTCTGGATTGCCTGTAAATAATCCATCTGGAAGACTAATCATTATTCTACCAGTACTTGCAACCAAAGCTCCTGTAGAAGAAACCGTAATCGTAATTTCGAGATTTCCAGAAGCGCTTCCAGGAGAAGTTGGAACCCAAGTTGCAGTTCCTTTTATGCGAGAAACAGATGGAACGCACTTCTTCGAGTCATTGTCCCAGGTCGTTCCGATATCGCAGCAACCAGGACCATAACATGGTGCCGCTCCCATTCCCATTTCCGAGAGATTGGCTGGATCGGTATTCTGTTGAACAAGCTGTTTTCGGTTCATTTCGTCTTCATTAAAGTTCCAGTCGTACTTGTCGAAGTCATGATCGTTGCGGCGTACAATATCGTACACTTGAGTTCCAATGACAATACCTCCAAATGTCAGAATCAAAATAATTCCTAAAGTAGAGATAGATGCAGGAATAAGTTCTTTATTACGCAATACTGCTAATATAATAAGTGCAACTGAAACATAAATAATATTCTTCATAACATCCGTATTGGCTTCATAATGACGGGTATAATATGTATTGACCTGGGCCATACGGCGTTTGTTCGAGTTATCCTCTGAAAGTAGCATCGCGTTTTTCTCAGCACGAGCCCTCTCTTTTTTAATGAAATCGATAGCTGTTTTCTGTGCCTTATATAATGCTTCTGAGTCGAACACTTGGCCGGCTTCTTTCACAGTTCCATAAGTCGATGCCAGCATACTTACAAGTGAAGAACGTGCTTCAAGTAAAGCAATACGGTCTGAATCGGTAGGAGGAGGAGTTGCATTCAAACGCTGATCGATTGTTTCGATCGCTTTTCGTATATCAGATGCAGTGACTCTTGTGCTAGAAACGAAATCACCACTTCCCGCTTGAGTATCGGCTTTATATACTTTCAGGTCTCTAGATACAGCAGCTTCGCCATTATTAGGGGTGACTGTAAATTTCAATGTTGGTTCTGCATCAATACCAGCCTTTAATGTAATTGCCTTATTAATAGTGATTCGAATCCATGATCCAGTTGTAAGTGCAGCAGTCGCAGTAAATGTTACCTTATTTGCAACAAGAGCCGCATTGGAAAATGGTGATTTAGTTCCTCCACTTTCACTCTCCAATGTTGCAGTATATTTCGTTTGGTCTGTCGAAAATATGATATTATCTACGTTGATTGCCCCATCCGTCGCAGTCCACGCTACTTCTATCTTTCCTCCAATCGGTAAATCTTTACCCAATGTTATAATTAAATAAACGGTTGCGAGTGATTCAGTCGTCCCACGTCGAAGTACTGCGTACGGGCTTGTTTCAGTACTAACCTGCAATCCTTCGATATATCCTCTACGATTAAGATAGTCTTTGAATAATTTGCCAGCGCATAAAACAACAATTCCAAATAATGCGACCAATATTTGATTCTTCTCTGAGAGTTGATATACCATTGTTATAATTTGTATCTACAATCCATAAATACTAATTATATAATTATTTCCTCTTACTGCGACCGGAACTACCACGACCACCAGTTGTTGGTGCAGATGAGCCATTTACACTATCACCAACCTTATTTACAGCATCTGTAGCGGTTTCGCTAACTTTATCAGCAAGGCCTTTTGCGCCTTCAACAGCACCTGTTGCTGCGTCACTTACAGAATTAACTAAATTGTCAGCTCCTTCAGTGATATTTGTAGACAATTCATCACTTGCTTTCATTATTTCATCACCAGCAGAAGATAACCCAGCTTTGACATCGGCAGTTTTATCTGCGATATCACTAGTATCTACTTTTCCGATACCAAATAATCCCATGATTGTTGCTAAAATTCCTCCTTCACCGTTATCGCCACCATCTTCGTCGGCGTCATCTTGACCAAACATTTCTTTTAATTTTATAAGCGCCAATACGACCAAAATTGCTAAAATACTCCAAAGAATAAATTTGTATGACTCCGCGATCAATTGCTTATTTGTCTCTTCTGTCATAGCAATAATGCGCTCTCGCTGATATTCTGAATTCGCAATTCTCGTAAGATCTTTTTGAACCTTCTCCATTATTTTTGAATATGGTTCATTCTCACTGATCGTTTCAAAACCTTCCTTTGCATCCTTTGTCATGTCTTCGGCGGTAGCTGGTCCTGGCGGTATAACAACTTTGATTAAGTACTTTCCACCACCAGTGCTGGCACTATTATTCCACTTTTCTTGATTCAATTCGTTTATTTTACCGACATAATATTTTTCTTCCTTTCCATCCTTTGAAACCATTTTGGTATAATCTCCATCTTGAATCACGTGAACGCCTCGTCCATCTTCTAATGTCTTTAACTCCGTGTCGACTTCTCTTCCAACCCAAGGTCCATACATTACATGCTTACCTTTCTTTCCCTTACCAGAGCTTAATTGAAAACGGAATATATCTATATTTGCTTGTGTATCATTAAAGGCAGTATTGACAGAGTTAATCATCGATGCTGCATTTTGTGCGTTTAAACTGCCCTTCTTTGGTACGATTTTTTTGATGTCACATTTAGAACTTCCAGACATTTCTCCTGTGTATGGATAATGCAAATATTGTGCAGTATTTACTTGTCGGTATCTACCGTTTCTCCCTTTGCACGCTTCATCTGTAATCGAATTATTAATTGTCGGTACCTTTAACATAAGTTGTTTTGTTGGATCAGCTACACGAAGTCCCACTGGATACATCTTTCTACGGTGTTTCAACTCACATTGACCCGTTGATCCGGCATTTCCTTTGGTGTATACATATCCACCACAATTATTATCAGCATCACACATATATCGACATTGATCAAATGTAGCACTAACGCTTTGGCCGACTGCTAATGTGCGTAACTTGCGTTCATATTCAGGCGGGTTTGTTTGGGGGAAACGACTTGAATCAACTTCATATGTTTCAAGGTCTCGAAGCCACCATCCATTCCATTCCCATCGCCATCTTCGAGTTCCCATCGGTCCAATACCATTATTATCGCTATGCATTGCAGCGCCGATTGTATACACAGCTTGTCCCCAAATAATCATATCATATCCTGCAAAATATGGAAAATAACGATCATCGCTTGCCAGATGTGTATAATTACCACTACCCCAAATACTATTGTATCCATATGACTTACGCGTGCCATCATAGACAAATGATTCTGTATCATGAAACCAGTACCAATAACCGGTATATTGCCAGCTCTTAGAATTGTAAGAGCCAAGATGCCGTCCATCCCACAAAATCGCGCGGGTATAAGTTGGTCCTTTATTCGCACATTGTCTCCACCACGTTTGAGGTGCCCAACCATCCCGGCTAGCTCGGTAGAGCAAATTACCTGCGGCATTTGCTTTTCCTGGGGTAATTTGTGTAAGAGCATATGAATCTTCAAGAGAGCGAGTATCATAATTACCCAAGTTGATATAGGATCCTGGATTTGATTTTGTAGGTTTTTTGAAAGAAAGTGTGGATGATGGATAATTACGTCTTTCTCCATTATAATCAATATATGCAATACGTCCCACATAACCACGACCATTCCGGTTAAAATTATCGACACCAGTAAGTCCACCGGTTTTTAGACAGTAAAGAGCGACACTTCTGTCATTATAAGACTCTTCCCTTCCGTATAAACGTTTCAAATCGGAAGGGTTATATGATTTCATAAAACCGTCTTCATCGTCTTCTTGGTTGTGTACTCTATAACACTTTGAACCATTCGAGTTAAAAGTGAGTATTCCATTTATATTTGGTTTTCCAGAACGAGTATAAACCCAACATCCACCACGATTCGCTGGTTTTCCTTTTTCTGGAGCAGATACCATAAAATACGAACTACCAAGATCTTCTGCACGTCGCTTACATTGTGAAATCGATGCTTCAAATAAGTCTTCTTGAAACTTGAATCCTCTGGCTTCAAAGTCTTTATCTGAAATATTATTGGGTATTGTGTAACAGCCCATTTCAAGTGTATCGACTCCTTGACCGGTGAATTGAAAATCGGCAGATGGACGCTGGCTTACAAAGATATTTTTACTTTCATTTTGACATGAAAATAAACCATCACGGTTCGGTGTATTTTTTGGATCACGAACTCCAGTATTTATCATCATGAAAAGAGGATTTTGCTTATCAGTATCATTCGGACCGTATGCCATTTCATACGGTTTTAATTCGTCCCATGTTCCAGCGATATTGATTTTTTGAACAGCCGTAGATTCTGCTGGACATCCAATGACACCAGAATTCTGTTTCATTCTCTCGGTTTGAAGCCAATCCGTCGGATTGTTTTCAACAGAAGAAGGATGAAGCCATATCTGAAAAATACCGTCTTTCGTAATATACCCATACTTTGATACTCCATTTCCATCGATCACTTGTGTCCATCGTTGTCGTCGATTTTTCTCATCTAAATCAATCAAATCGACAATTGAATTCATTCGGTTAATATGGTCGATTTCTTGTTTCTTGTAATCTTTTTCCTGGTCAACCTGTGCTTTCAGCCCTTGTGATTGATTGTACGTACCACCACCTTTACCGTCTTTATTATTATTCATTTCTCCGGCACCCTCCATTCCTTCAACGACTGAAACATCTTTGAACATGGTTTGAATCATATTTTGAAATACTTTACCAATACTCAATGATTCAGCACGGCTATTAGTATTGATATTTCCTGTATTCAAATTTGGATCATTTATATCATTATTTATATGAACTTGATCTAATAGTATCCCACGAGTTTCGTGTGAATTTTGCACATGCCCTGATTTACCACTTGCAATTTTTACTAAATCATTGGAATTTTGGTAAAACATTATATATAGTAATTGATGATCACAGAGACTACTATATATATCAAGGAATATTATTACAAGGATAAAACTATATTATGAATCATTATCTAATCCATCTTGTACCTCTTTCATACTTGCATCAAAATCTACAAAAAATGACTTGAATGTTGCATGGAAGAAAACAATCAGTAATAATAAGAAAGAAACACCTAACCACCACATTTGACCAGTCCAAAACTCAGGATCACTAATGTAACGAAATACCATCATAATATTTCCTTTCATATCCCATCCAAACGATGACAATATGAATATTACGACTACAATAGTGATGACCCACCATCTCGTCCACCATCCAGTTTGAAACATTTCTTTTAATTGCATCAGCTGTTCTAAAGCCGGTATTTTTGATGTATAAAATGCATATCCACCAATAATGAATATCGCAATGAATACATAAAATATAAAACGGTATTTCCTTGCAAATAATGTTCTTTGTTCATTGACTTCCGAGTAAGTACTGTTCATGTTTTTACGTTTTTTAACTAAACGATTATATTGTTCGGTCTCTTGAGCACCCTTGTTCATATATTTATGAATATTATTGACTAGTTCATTTGACTCGGTAGAAGCTTTAACCAGTTCATTCAAATCTGCATTGATTCCAGCTTCAGATACTTCAACAATCTCTCGTATTAAAGAATTTACGCGTCCCTGTATATCATTTACTTTTGCAGCACCTGCAATATTTTCTAGATCTTTATTACTTCCTATTCCTAATTTCGTGTAAATGTTAGTTGCCGGGTTTCCAGTCTTTCCGGTCATCGTTGTGTATCCAGTGGATGTAGTATCATCAAAGCCATTATCGGATGCGTCATATATTAAACCATAACATCGGTTATTCCATTCTTGTTGTCCAGGATTTGAACCAAACTCCGCATCACCTGTGTAAACAACTTTTTTGAACAAACGTGTATCATTTGCTGCTAAATTCCAGCATTTCAAAGAATTTCCATCTTTCGTATTTGATGCGTCCGGTTGTATTTTTCCTACATATTTCCAAACTTTTTGATGGTCATCACCTGGACGAGTAACGAGTGGTGTTGCTGTGGTTGACATGGCATTTTTATCGTCGAGCTGATTGTAAGTTGCTTTCTCTTGCGTCGCTGTTGCAGGTCTGTATTTACTTGTTATTTCTTTATATTGACCTTCCAGCTCTTTCAACTCAGCCATTTTTGTTAATAATCGTGAATAATCTGAGTTACTCATTTTACTCTGTATTATACTGATACATATAACATAGAATACATTCCTGTTCGACAATGCTATTTTATAATTATCATTCGTTTACCTCCTTCATGATTCGTTCAATCGTTATTATATAACAGAATATCGTGCATTACTTGATGTACTCAAGTTATACGTATATGAAAAGTAATAATACACTGCAAAAATCACGATCAATGCCATAATCACAACTCCTAATAATGGAATACTTGCACCGCCTTCACCGCCGCCTTCTCCTCCTCCATTTTCACCTGGAGATGAAAACATGAATGCAAACTTAAATATTACGAGAATTGCGATCAAAATAATAAAACACCAAAAAACATACACTAATGGATAATATGAATCACCCAATAACTGTTTTATTTTGGCTAAAATAGTATCATCTAATGATGCTAATTTTTCAGCAGATGTTTTCTCTCGGCGCACAATTGTAGTGTTTGCCACATTGTTCACGATACTCTGATTCTCTTTCTTTATTTCTTCCACTGTATCATCTATTTTTTTCTTAATCTCTGCCAATTTAGAATGGATAGTTGGTGATACATTCACACGAAAACATTCACTATTTTCACCCATAGGTTGATCTTCTGCAGTAGGCAGTGAATTATATTGATTTGCAGTCACTACGATCGGATCACCAACGACTGTATTGATACACGTTGGATGTCTTTTTTCTGGCCAAACTCCCGGTGAATATATATGTTTTCTTCCTTCAGTATCAACCCATGCGTATTTATCTTCTGATGCCGTTGATCCGGGTAACTTTATATTCCTCGCAGCAATACATGGAATATATCCTGCCATATTGTAACTATTCAAATTCTTAAAACGGCTAAATCCGCCTCCAGCAGTTCCGCCACTGATATCAATATATGATTGAGGTGTCATTTTGAATGGATTCAAAACATCCGTATTCAAATATGCTTCGTCACGCTTTATTTGTGGGCAAGTTGCAGAATCATATAACATCACCGATGAAAGATCTGCGTAACGGTGAGTATATCCGAACGGATTAACATAATAATATGCGGCACTTGCATCTAAACCAACATATGAAATATCACGAATCACTTTATTCAGATATTGTGTGTTGGTTTGTAAGAACTGCGAACGTGTCATTAAGTCATCTGTATAAAACCGGTATTGGGTTGTATATTCTGTAGTCAGTGCACTCAATCGAGTTTCAAGATCAATCAACTTCTGACTTTTTCCAGCGCTTGTAGTTCCAGTTGTCGCACTTGTTACTGTTGTTGGATTAACAGTCAATCGCGGTCGATCATCATTCGTGAGACCCTCCTTATAAGAAACGACACCGACACTTTCATCCAATTTTTGAAGTTGCTCTGTAAAGGGTTGAATGGGATTTTTAGTGATATCATTACGAGAATAATTGATTAGATCACCTTCTAGTAAATTTGTGTTCATGGATGTTCCGGTAAGCATTCCTTCTTGATTCTTCTTTTCCGACGCCTTCATATCTTTTGCATATTCTGTCATAAGTGATGACATTGCTTTATTTAATCCGTCGTCACTTTCAACCTTAAGTCCTTCTTTCAATTGCTTCATTTTGTGTTCAAAATTATCAAGAGACTCAGGTGATGCATTCGGAAATAATACCTGATCTTTATTTGGATATGATGACATTATATGTTATATATTATGAATATTATAACATATATTGAAACTATTCACGCGTTTCCAACTTATATGGACTATTCGTAAAAAGGTTACCTACACGTGATCGTCCGCTACTTCCTAGACCTAAACCACCGAATCTACTAAATAATCCTCCACTACCGCTTCCAAATCGTGTTGATAACCAACCTCCAGCACCACTAAATCCGCTTCCGAATGAGCCAAAACCACCATCACCTCCGCCAGACGAAAAGTATTTTTGTACGAGTTGTGTGCTGATTATAAAGATTCCAACAACAATCAATATAATATTCAAAAATTTCTCTCGATAAATCTGATTCTCTCGACTTGCAATCTCTTCAAATGTCTTTTTTATTTCTTGACGTTTATCATAATGTTTCGCGTCATCTAATACGTTTGAGGTTGGATCACCGCGTAAGCTATTTACAGTATCAGCAATTTTCTTTTCCAATATTTCATTCACTCGGACAAGTCCATATACTCCTTTAAAGTTACTTGGGTTTGAAAAATCAGTTTGAGTGCGTATTGAATCGGGATACTTCAAATAAGTCGCTGCTTGGGTATCATATTCACCCTTCATAATGGCACTAACTGCACCACGATATACTGGATCATTTTCATCTACCTTTGTAAATAAGTTATAGAATCGATCGATTGTCCCACCCGCTGTTTCACTGTTGAATCCTGCCAGATTTGGTTGTTTTCTCAAAAAAAATGTTGGGTTATTCTTATGTATATCTTTAATTACTGTTTTGCCAGTTTCTTCGGTAGCCACATACTGTTCTGTAAACTCTTTATGCAAACGATCAAGGATTTTTGTTGCAGTGCATACATCTATTAAACTTTTATTTGACGCAGTAATCTCTTCTGCTTCTTTTGTCTTAATTCGAAATTTACTATTATTGTCACACGCCATTTATGATAATCACACACAGTTATATATCCTATATAAAAAATAACAACATTAATTCATGATGAAGCGAATTAATTCGCCACACAGTACCTGTAAAACAAGCTTGTAACTGACGTCTTGCTTGATCTTGTGATTTTACATATTTGTCCAGGTCGTAGTCCGATCGCAAGCGCCACCGGATCATATCGTGAAATACTCGGCATCTGCTTCGTGTCTGTAATATTGTACTTCTTGAGCACTTGCTCTTGTTCTGCTTCGTTGAGAACCACGTGCTCTGGAACGTATTGATGCTCAAGTAGGTTGAATTGAAGTCGGTCGAGTGAATGAATCACAATGAAGATCCGATCCTTCTCCCAAATCTCATTGAGAATACCGACGAGTGTGTCATTCACCTCCTGTTTCATGACAATAATCAGAGTATCGGTCGGTTGAAGCACCTGTTCCAGATAGAAGAGGTCGTCGATCATATGGTTAATATTCTCTCGGCGAAGTGTTTTGGCTAAATAATACTTGACGTATACCTTGCGTGTGGGATGAACGTCCTTTTCTGTGGTAAGAAGCATGTCCAGTTGGTTATTTGCATACATGGTCTGGACTTCTGCAACACCATAGTCGGTGTAATTTGATACATCCATGCCTTGTTTGGCGAGCAATTGAAGGAGAATATTGCGAGATTTGAATAACGCCGAGATGGTTCCACTGCTGACGTGTGCCATTGATGTTGTAATAAACTAGAAAGTGAATGAATTGAATATGTAATCCGAATGTACTATATATTCATAACAAATCTTTATTATTCAATTTTTACAGCTTTATCGAAAAGGTTTTCACACCTTGTGCATTCGGTTCTGGTCCAGCGCTCATTGTAGCGCTACCGCCGGTTTGCTGTCCCGATGCGCCCTGTCCGTTTTGTTGTTGTTGCTGCTGTGTCTGATTCTGTCCTTGTTGTGCTACGGCACCGCCTGCCTGTTGGATTGGCATCATTCCTGCCATTGGCATCGTAGCAACAACCGGTATATTCATAGTTGGAAGACCAGTCATAGCGCCGAGACTATTACCGACCCCGCTACCGCCGCCTGTCATTATTCCTGACCCTATCACCGACCCAGGCCCTCCACCGGTTTTACCATACTTAGATCCCAAATAATTCTCAAGAATACTCATGGGGATTTGCGGAATGTATTTACCGCCATGCTGTCGTCGTCTTCCTCCACTTTGTCCTTCGTCATCTTTGTCCCATATGGACGAATAGGCTGGTGATGACGGGGCACGCGGTGAATAACCATCGCTTTCAGGTATTTCTTCATCATTCTCGCCATACTTATCAAGCATCTTTGCATTGAATGATGCAACCGCACCTCGTACCTGATTTGCAACATCTTCTTCACCCATCGGTGTAGAGCTTGTGTATTCCGGACTCATTGGAACGTAATTCGGATCGCCTTCCATTTGTCGGCGTATCGCGTCATATTTCACACGCTCATCCATCAAACGCGTCAATTGAACCTTCAGTTTCTCCTCCTCTGCCACATTTCCTTCACGTTTTGCACGTTCAATCTCGCCAGAAACACGTTCCGTTTCCTTTGTATTGGTCTCAATATTACGCACATTTTCTGACATCGCTGCTGTGTCTGCTTCATTCTGTAAGTGCAGTTTACGTCTTGCATATCTTTCCATAAGAGCAATAATTGCGATAACCCAGTTCAACGGTTTACGCGTCTTTCGAAGTTCATCTACCATCTCACTCGGCGAAATGGGTGTATCGTCGGGATACACAAGCATTTCAGATAACCAACCATCCGGGTACCGTGTAGGGTAATCTCCCACCCATTGACGTCCGCTAATGGACCATCTCTCCGTCGGCTCACCATTCTTATCCGTAATAATCGACTCAAGAACAAGATCTTCGCTGGTAATATCACTCGGTGATATCTGTCCTGTACCGGCAGCCTTCCCACTACCGCGCATCTGTTGTGCAACATCTGCCTTCAATGCAAATCGCCAACCCAAGCTGCGAATACTTTGCCGAGTGTCAACATCGAGATCCATAATAATTTCCTCTGGGTGTTCATCGGGGTCAAATGGACCGCTTGGAACAGCTGGACCCGCCTTAGATTGTGCGGCTTCTTCTTCTTCGCTACGAGAAGGCAAATATACCCGACTACCAACTTGCTCTTCTTCCTGGTCCTTTCCAGAAGCAGCGCTAACCACGTCATTCTTACGCGCCGCCATATCACGCGGTTTAAGACCTGCTGCGATACGGTTTCTCTCGATGATATCATCTACCCCCATTGCACCTTTGTTGTCCTTAAGAACCTTGTATACATTCTTGGAATAGGACATGCTCGGAAGTTGGTCAATATTGTCTTCGGTTATAATGCGCATCTGAACATTCATAACAATTAATTCTTGCATGAGGAGTTTCAGACAATAAGGAATACGGACAATACTGAATGATCGGCCAAACTTCGTCATATGAATCACGCTTGCGCCAGTTGCACCGGCACCTCCTTCACTTGATCCCGCATCCGTGAGACTTCCTGAGTATTGAATCGGACCATCTACCATTGGACTCATAAAGAGATTCTGGTTTGGATTGTAAATTGCAATCATGCCAGATTTATTACAGACCGCCATATAATATTCATCACCGCGCACCATGAGTGATTCGTTGAGGAAATGTGCTGCGCCATGGCCGAGAATACCATCGCGTTCCATTTCACCTACACGAAGACCTCCGTCGTTTGCGCGACCTTGCACCGTCTGGCGCGTGAGTTGTGTGCGCGGTCCCTGTGACCGATAATTGATTTTATCTTTCACCATTTGTTTCAGACGCATATAATACGTGGGTCCAATGTAAATGTCGCTTTTGAGTTCTTCACCTGTCATTCCATTATATAAAACCTCTGTTCCGGATGAATGAAACCCGTATTCCGTTAGAACTGAACCAAATGATTCGTGTTTTGTCCCGTTGTTCGTATATGCCGTGCAGTTACCGAATCCGCCGTGAAGCACACACGCTTTCCCCATAAGCGACTCGATAAGTTGTCCAATTGTCATACGTGTCGGAATCGCGTGCGGATTAATAATAATATCGGGGCGGATTCCATCCTTCGTGAATGGCATATCTTTCTCCGGGATAATCAGACCACATGTGCCTTTCTGACCGCAACGAGAGCAGAACTTATCACCAATCGACGGAAAACGCTCTTCACGAATTCTGACTTTTCCGATGCGAAAACCCTTCTCGCCTTCGGTCATGAACGCTTTATCGACGAATCCGAGCTGACCTTTTTTCGGCATAATCGACATATCGCGCATTTGACCGCCGTCATTATGAATACTGACTGATCCAAGACCGATGACTACTTTCTTATCATCCATCTCTGTATTCTCACGGATGAGCCCATTATCATCGAGATAGCTGTAATCATAACCAGGTTTAATACCGATTGCACCCTCTTTCTGGATATTCGCGAATCTAGTATCACGTTGTGCACCGCGGACACTACTGCTTTCTTCGCGTGCTTCATACATGTTATAATACGTGATTCGAAACATTCCGCGTTTGATCGACGCTTCATTGAAAAGAATCGAGTCTTCTACATTGTATCCATTAAAAGACATAATCGCGACGATTGCGTTAAAACCGCAAGGGTGTTCTTCATGGTTGATCAAGTCAAGGTAGCGACTCTTCACGATGGGAACCTCTCCATTATTGATGACCACGCCCATTTTGTCAATACGAACCTGATAGTTGCTGTGATAGAGCGAGGCGGCTTGCTTGGCTTGACCGCATCCAAAAACGTTACGTGCAACTGGATTATTTTCCGGGAAGCAGATTTGGTTTCCCATGACGCCCATAAGAAGCGACGGATGAATTTCGACATGAGTGTATTGTTTTCCGTCACTTGAAAGAACACGAGCACGGTGACGGCGGCGACTGCTGCGGCTGCGACGATGACGACGCCGACTACTACTTCTGTGTTTATGTTTGCGCGGGCTCTTTTTACCACCACCACCTCCTTCTTGTTCACTTGCTGCTTGACCCTCGCCGGTTGGTTCGCCCTCGCTCTCGCTTTCGCCGCCACTACTGCTGCTGCTGCTGCCATCTGAACTGCTATCGTGTTTTTCGCCTTCTTTCACTAACGGTCTCTCGAACTTATGACTCATGGATATCAAGGTGGATTCCGTCTCCGAAGTGTCGATATACTCAATGATCGCTTGTGTTGCTTTTAGACGACGAAAATCCTCAATTGTATTTACGCGTGCAACATCTTCGCTGACTTTCTGCTTCGCTGATAGAGCTGAAGTATCTTGTGCGCGGCCATACAATTCGTCAATCGTATAGTAATTGCAGTGAGAAGGATTAAATGTCGGATCTGATTTCGCAGTAAATCCGGTTGTCATTTGTTCCCACGACGCCTTTCCACCGCGTATCATTTCCAGGATTTCATCCTTGTCGTAACTTGGACGACCCGTATCATCATCGATATAGAAAATCGGGCGGCAAAGACGTCCCGCATCCGTAAATACATGGATTTCATTCGTTTTAATATCCCAGCGGCAACTCACGTAAATAGGAATAAGTGCATTGCGACGATGAAGTCGGATAAGACGCATGGTTTCTTCTGGCCGGGTCACTGCACCCACCCAAGTTCCATTCACGAATACTTTCGTCGTGTAATAAAGAAACATCCGCGTACATTCTTCGAGAAGATGCATTTTTACGACTTCGCGCAGCCATAATGTCATCGGGTACGCGGAACATTGATTCGTTACACGGGTACCAAACGCAAGATGTTTATGAAATCCGATATTTGCACCATCTGGCGAATCCACTGGGTCAATCATTCCCCATTGTGATCCATGGAGCATACGTGGCGCAACAACCTTCGCACTGCTGTCCATCGGTAGATTGATTTTACGCAGGTGCGAGAGAAACGAATTATAGGACAATCGATTCAAATCCTGGATGACTCCAATACGTTTTGTATGTTCTGTTGCACCCCAGTTTCCCTTGAATGCCTTTTTGAATCCATCTTCAACAATACGCTCTCTAAAAAACTCTTGATAGTTCATCTGGATGAGACCGATGAAATTCTTCTCATATTTCTTAGGATCTTTGAAATACTCGCGATCCATCGAGAGACGGATATGTTGTTGCTGAAGCGCATAATATTCCTTGAATAGGTCGAAAATGAGAGAACCACTTAATTCGATTCGCTTGAATTTGAAGCTGTCGCGGTCCGTCGGCGGGTCGATTTTGAGAGATACGCGGAGCAATTTATACACCATATTCCCTAGAAAATACGCCTTCTGGATATAATTCGTCTCGCCCACCTGAGGGAGAAAGTAGTTCATCAGGATATCGTGAACTTGCGGAATCGTCTTGGATTTCGTGAGTGTCGCAATGAACTTGATCGCGCCTTCCTGTGTGAAGATTTTGTTTGCATCGTGGATCGATGGAATGAAATGATCAAGAAGTTCTGCGTTTTCATCAAGATCGAGCAGACAGAATTCGAGAATATCGCGGTCGGAGAGGACACCTAATGCACGCATGACGATAAACAGTGGCACTGGTGAGCGCACGTTGGGGATATTCACGACGATTTGCTTGTTTGTCAGAAGCGTTGTCGGTGCAACGATGCGCACGGACAAGGTGCGCTCTGGTTTGGATGCATCCTCACTAACGGTACGAATATCTGCTGCGTGCGTGTAGATATTGTCCTCATTGTTTGCGCGGATATAAAGCATATTGTCCGCGAATTTCTCCTGCGAGATAATAGTCTTCTCCTTGCCGTCAATAATAAAGTATCCACCATAGTCATTTTTGCACTCTCCCATATAAAACCGGGCTTTCGGTTCTAGTCCGTGAAGAATACAGTGGTTCGATTGAACCATAATTGGGAAGCGTCCAAGAAGAATTCTCTCGAGTGTGGCGGTTGTGACATCAATGCGTGTGCCGCTTCCGCCGCCGCCGCCACCTTCCCCTCCATTCGGAACCGCGATCTTAAATACGACATCCACGTCATAATGAATGGTAGTTCCATATGTCATATTGCGAAGTCGCGCTTCATTGGGAAACATGTAATGTTCGCGATCATCGTCGTAAATGATCGGTTTTCCGAAATAGACCTTATCGCCATTCTTTCCACCTAAATACAATTCACAGCGCAGATTGAACTCCTGTGTATCTGGGTCTTGCTCTTTTTGAAGAATAATAGGATTTCTCTCGCGGAATATCTTAAAAATCCCTTTCCCGAAGAAGTCATTATATGAATCGATATGATGACGAACCATCATTTGTGGGTCATCATCAAAGAGACGCTGGATGACCTTCCAAGGCAACTCTGGGTCAGAATCCATTGTATGTATATATTGTTACTATTATATACCTACAAATTGATAATAATTAATGTTTATGTTCTAAAAGCGCATCGACAACCCGCCGAATGCGTCATTGTTTGGGGCAATGACTGTAACTGGTTTACTGTCTCTGTTTATTTTTTCTGTGTTTCGAATCTCACTTGCAATAAATACAACAACGAATAAAATCAAGATATACGGCAAAAGAAGAATAAACCACGCGACACTCGGGTAACCGCTTGAACAGATGAAGTTCAATAACCATGTCCAGAATACGAGAAATAGTATTTCAAGAATAAATATCATAGATGTATTTGCGACATTGCAACTTACATTGCCAACACAGTAGGTATGCGTATTCTCTAAGTTATCATATATCATAGTAAACAACGATAAAACCGAAAGTACGAAAAACACAAGCGCTGGTGTGCATAATGATTGCACCTTGTCAACAATTCCATCCATATTATGTATGGGTAAATAAACCTATATATAATACTAATAAACTAATAATCTATCTATTCATACCCTAAAATCGTCGATTAAGCTGATAATGAAAACTGGATATTACCATTGAACCCATAAACAAAAATATAAATGATCAAGATCGCCCAAGAAAGTTTAACGTATCCATAATTGCATAATGTATTCAATATATATGTAACAAATATGATCACGAATATTTCGATAAAAATATTCACGATATGTACGGTGTTTCTTTTCTCGTGCTGTCCGCTGCCATCATCTTCCTCATAGATAAGCGATTCTATCATTAAAATAATCGCTGCAATCAGGTAGATCAATGCAGGGGAACAGAGATCTCGAACATTTGACACAATATTTGGCATGGAATATATATATTAGTATTTTACAAAAATAAATGTAAAGAAGATTAAACTAGCTGTATTGGTGCTCCGATGGGTTGAACAGTTGGATTCGATGTTTTGAAGGCAGTAGCCGACCCTTGGATGGAGTTCATCATACTTGATGGAACTTCTATCGCACCACGCACTCCTGCATTCGCGACTTCGGGTAAATATTCCGCGTATCCGCCGTGTTGTTCACCAATATAGCGGCGATGCTTGCTGCTACGACGGTGACGATGACGAGGGCGTCCACGGCCACGGCGACGGCGACTTCCTCCCAAAAATCCCTTCTCTGCAAGATGGTTTGTGTTCTGAGGTATCGATGAAACAGATGTATTTAACGCAAAATGGTTGGGTGAACCTGTGGAGGCACCAGCAAGAGCGCCAATGCCAGCGCCATTTCCGCCTAAAGTTGCGCCAGCACCCGCGCCTCCGGCGACTTGATGCTGAATATTACTGGCACTCCATGCACTACCACCGCCAGATTGACATCCCTTCTGGTGCCACTTGTGCGTTTTGCGTTTCTTTTCTGTACGCGCGCGTTTACTCGACTTACGTCCGGCTTTCTGGCTATTATTCCGACTGTTTTTTTTCCAATTTGCCATTACGTATTATTATACTAACGATAGAAAAATAATACGTCGGGTCGGGTTGGGTCGATGATATCTATGTGTGTTTCTGTCTCTAAATTAAACAATATCTACATGTGTCAACATATGTCGGCGACAGCACATTTTCGTAAGTCCAAGCGCGTCCATAACTTCTCCTTCGGGGGTCTTGTCGATATATTCCGCGGTGAGATAGATAACTTTGTCGACGTCGAGGTCGCGAGAAAGCTTGATTTTACGCACTTCAGCTAAATAGTATCGGTATTTGTCGGCGAGGACTTTGCCGCAAGTGAAGCATTTGACGGGGATGATCATTGTTGGATGATGGGATGGTGGCGGGTTTGATATATGAATACATATTGTTTTTATATATCAATTTTTATTCATATTGTTATTAATATTTATTGATCACGATCTAACTTCAACATAATTCCCATTTTTGTCATGCCGTTTATTGGTGAATCAGTTAATGCCTGACCAATATTATTGTCCGTATTAATTAATATCGAGTCCAATTGAGCTACTATTGTTGTATCATTTTGCTTCTCTTTCATGTCTCTGTAATCTTTGATTGCATTTCTTATTGTGGCCCCATCAAATGTAGTGAAATCATATCCGTCTCCTACTCCCCCCCTCATAACCTTCCGACTTTTCTTTCCACGACGCAACTTCCGCATCGTATGCTTGCGACGGCGTCCGCCGTTCTTCGACTGAGACTGCGATCTCTTCTGCGACTTAGATTGTTTGTAAGATGGCATTTTATAATATAAACAGATATAATAAAATACGCGGCACGAAATCCCTCGTATTATATTCCTAAAATATTTTACTGAAAAAGAGCCATAATCTTATGAAGTTCTGCCTGGTTTTGTAATGGATGATTCGGTCCAGGTCGGGATGGTGAACGACGCTTCGTCGTCGACCGGGGTGATTTCGACCGGGGTGATTTGGACGGCGTAGTTCCATAATGATACCCCCCGCTCTGTTTCTGATTTTGCTGCTGCAGTCCTTTATTTGAAAACATTATTATACAATACCGATATAATAATATTTTATTATTTCATTATTCCATTTCATGCCTTAACCGTCCCTTTTTTCATGCACCCACGCCCTCCAACACATTCGCCTAAATAGTAATAATACGCGATATCCTTTTCCCGGTTTTGTTCATCTTTGATATCATAAGGTCGTTTCGAATTCCCCGCCACACATTTCCCAGGTGTTTTCGAATTATCAGAAATTCCATTCGGTGCTTTCGCATTCGCCTCCGCTGTATTCATAAGCACCACTGGATCATTATCACCTTCAAATCCGGTATATTTTGTCCAGCCGCAGCAGCACTTCGTTCCGCACATTCGTTTTGAGGTGATTGAATTGCATGCTCGTTCCAGTTGTTCTGGTGATTTTTGATGCATGACACAGAATGAGTCATTACACTTGGTATGTATATTCTCTAGTTCTTTTTCAGTATATGCTGACCCAAATGCTTCTTTCAGTTCATTTCGAATACTGATTGCTGGTGCAGTCCACGCAACATCTGTAGATATAATCCGATCTAATCCAGTATTTGGTTCAATATATACTTTTCGTTGTTCGATTTCTTGTTTCGAACCCCCTTTGGTTGTTGCCTTAGTTTCCGCCTCGGCCTTATCTTTGGCAGCTTTGGTAGATGCTTTGGCTAAATCAACATAGATGATGCCTCCCAATAAAATAAACACAACGACCATAATTGCGCCGATATTCTTGAAAAACGACTCACCTAAACTCGTTCCTTTGAATGCGGATACACCCGTTTCGGCAGAAGATGACAAAAACCCGCCAATACTAGTTGCACCTGATTCACCGGTTTCTTTGATCGCGGATAATGCAGTTGTTACTCTTTCCATTGTTTGTTTGTATATGTCAACAATTCCAGTTACAATAGATATAGATAATAAGGCGGGTTACAATGATGCCTTCGCAGCCGTCCCCGTCTTCGCCACAATCCGCACACCTTTCCCTGTTTTTACTTTTATGTGTTCCACCCCCGTCGTGTGAATCTCTCGATGACATTCCTCGCAAATGGACGCCAGGTTCGCTGGATGATTCTTATGAATATGTCCGATGAATTGATCCGCGTCCGCGCTTTCTTGATGTTGTAGATGATGAACTTCTGTTCCACGTGCCTTATGACAAAGTTCGCATAATCGCCTTAGTTTCGCAGCATTGTATCGTGACTGCGTAGCGTCGTCTAAAATACTCGCAGTTGGTGTCTTCGTGCTTACGCCGCGATACTTGACGCGGATCTGGTTCGCGCTTTCCAAGAAATCATCGGGAAGGTGCAGTGATTTACATACTTCTAGACCGTACATACTTTCTCCCGCGCCCTCTTGCAGTTTTCGGTCATAGACAAGTGTGTCGCGTGACTTGTCATAGAAAACGCGCATATGTGCGAGTCGGAGGCGCGGGGACATCTCTCGGATTTCGCTATAACCTGCGATCTCGTGAAGGTGAGTTGCGAAAATAAATGATGCGCCGGCATGATAAAGGTGCTGTAGTCCAGCGACGAAAATACTAATCGCAGAGTCCATTTCTGTTCCTGAGCATAACTCATCGCCTAGAACGAGTGTGTTCGAATCCGCCATACGAAGGATCACGCGGAGTTCCGACATTTCCACGACGAAAGTAGAAAGACCCTTGAATAGGTTATCGTTACCGAGAATACGTGTCATAATAGCGCGGTAAGGTCGGTATACGAACCCGGATGCAGGAACAAAGAAGCCCGCTTGCGCCATAATAACTGCAACACCAATTGCACGGATAAGACTGGTTTTCCCAACAGCATTTGTCCCGTAAAGAAGCATACCGTCGCCGTCGAGTGCAACGTCGTTTGTCACGTAACACTCGTCTTCATTGATTCTCTCGATAAGACAATGACGAAGCCCGGTTGCGCGGACAAATGACGCCGACGAGGCCGACGCCATCTCCGGTCGACAATACCTGTATTTGCGTGCAACGTAGCACCTATTCTGTATCATATCCACTGCGCTCACAAATGCCACCATATTCTCGAAATCATGGTAGTATTCATGTAATGAGCTGATAAACTGGTAATACAGTATAGATACCATATCCGAGATTTTCACACGCAGGGAAACAACCGCTGCACACAATTCGTAGATTTGCTGGCTGTGGATGGTGTTGTTACTTCCTGATGCTGCGGGGTAAGTCAGCCCAGATGTGTCAAACACATACACCCGACCGCCGCTATCAGGTATATTTATGGATATCACCTTCCCTCCAGCCCCACCAGAGAGTTTCTTGATCCGATCTTCTAGTATTTTCGTACGGCGTTTTGTCGCTTGAAGTGATATTCCCATTTTATCGGTTTCGTGGATTTTGACATAATCAGGGTCTGCTGCGCTTGATGATTTCTGTTCACCTGCCATAATCAGCTCATTCAAAACACGCTGCACTTCGCCGAGTGATTTTTGTGTATACTGGTATTCATCGGTAAGTTTATCTAATTCTGCAGAAATCCCGCGTTGAATGATATTCGTTTCAAATAATGTATCGGTGATATCACGGCACAGATCCATATTCAGCGTCTTCTCAAACATGTCTAAAAGGAGCGTGCTTTTTCCTACGACGTCATCGCGAATGCTCCATCTCTCGGAAAGATGTTTTATAATTGTCGAATCTCTCAAACACATCGAATACAAATCGCGAATATGGCGCATATTATGAAAAAGACAAAATGTGTGATAAGGCGTGATCTTGCGTAAAATGATATGTCGGTGAAGTTTCTCGATATCTTTCATAAAACCGAGCTTCTCTCGAAATATATCCACCGAAAGTCCTTGTTCGTGTGAGAGCGCAAGCGTATACTCTGTAATCGCGTAGTCTTGCTCCAGCCGTGTTTCATTAAAGGTTGGATGTAATAGAGCGTACTTGTATGCACGCGATCCCATAGGTGTAACCGTATGATTAAGAAGGGATAATACCGAACTCAGTCGAGTTCCTACACCGCCCGCCCCTGACCCCGCCCCAGACGCATTCCCATCATCGATGATATTCAGTTGACGCAATGAATGATTCGCAAGGATCAATCTCTCGGACATGTTTTCAAAAACGGGCTCTTGAATCTTAGAAACCAGGTTCGGATTATGTTCGTAGATGAAATTCAATAAATAAACGAGCGATTGTGTCGCCACAGAATAATTCATAAAGGATTGTTCGAGAGATTTGGCGCGGCCGTCAGGGTAAAACGTATTCAAAACCTCCATTTGGTAGATTTGTTTCGTGCATCTCTCGGCTTTAACGGTTGCGGATGCCCCTGCCCCGCCCCCCGTCGCCGCCGCCGCGGCCGCCGTAGACACACGGTGGATCATTTTCGCTTGGATATTCGTATAATGAATGATGTCCTCGACTTCTCTCGCCGAGAGATTGGAGATAAGAATCACCTCTGATGGATTATACGATGAAACAAATCTCTCGACCTCATCATAAGTCGTTGGATTATGCGAGTCTTTGTTCTCAGTTTCAAATATTGTTGCACGTCCAGTGTAAATATCAATATTGGTCATTCCCATAATGAGGACGGATCCGCCGCCTGCGGCGATACTTCGAGAGATTTTATCGATCCAAATACACGCGATATTATTGGAAAGTGCGGTGCCTCCGGTTCCACCACCGCTCCCACCTCCACCCCCTGGAGCAATATCTACTGAAAAGTATGTCCCAGGGGAATAAATCCCTTGTAATATTCGCACAGGTGGATTCTTCAACCCATCCTGCACGTATACAACAGCAGTATACCCGGCATCCTGTAATTTCTTCAAATACTTATCCAGTCCATAATCACGAAACCCGGCCATAAGAAACCCAGCCGTTTTATTCGCTTTCGCTAGTTCACAAATCGAGCAGAAATCATCGATTCGGCTACCAGTGCACGTGACGCCGGCACCTCCTACGCCATCCGCCGGAGTAATTATTTGTCCGTATACTTCGAAGAACGCGCCGACCTGAAGTAGAACAACCGTATTCGCGCCATATTCCGCGGTATATTTCTCAGTTAATGCAAAATACTCTTTAATAAGCGCCATCGCGAAATGACTCGACAACAAGGTTATATATCTCTCGCGTTATGGCTTTATTATAATTACCAATGTAGAAAACATATTAGAACAAACCTGTCATTGTAATACAGATACGTATCATATCAGCAAATGTCTCAGATCGATCCAGAATTTTATTCAAATGTAACACAGCCATCCAGAACAAGAAACGCGGCTCTTCCAATTCATAATTTTCCTTTAGAAAAAAGAAGGTTAACTCGTAATACAATCATGGATCCGTATCGTCGTATTTATAATACTCAAGGATTTTCTGCAGCCAACATATGCGCCGCCGACGCCGACGCAGGTAAGTATTATTATATTCATATTGATTCATACGATACATCTGCGACAACCACCGACATCATCAACGAAGTAAGCCCGCTTCTTGTAAATCCTTCGAAATATGAACCGGGTGCATATTATACGTTTATGATTGCATCTGTTATAGGAAGAGATCCTGAAACAAATAAAACCGTTCTGCTGTCATCGTCCGGAGAACCTGAATTATATGTAACAAAAACGATAAATATATATGAATTCGGCACAAAACATCATCATATTATGTATCGAAAGGCGAACCAAGACGAGGCGTTATTTGCGGAACTCTCCAAAACATACAAGAATGTTGAATACCGAATATATGCCGCAGGCGAAATAATGTGTGTAAATGAGAACACATTGATTTTTAATTTTATTTCAGGAACATATAAAATGAAAAAACATATGACATCCGCCCGGATTAAATATGAGATAGCATATTTTACATATATGATGCATAAAATCGCACCAAAATATACGAATATTCTATTTCAACAAGAGGCATTGATAACTGAAGCAACAATTCCATTAACTAGACGAGAATTGTCGCGGTTACGTAATCGGAATGTACCCTTTTTTATTTTGAATACGCAAATGAAGTGTAATCAAATGCGAAATGCAATAATTCAGAGGAAAACAAATACACTCAGTTATCATGAATTACAAGAAATATACAACCAACTTATGAAAGACACGACATATGACGAAATACTTATAATATAGACGTTTATACATTCATGACCCGCGTAATATCTGCACGACAAACCGGGCACACATTTTTCGCCATCTTAGAATAGCATGCTGCGCAACAAACCTGGTGCTCGCATGGTGAAAACCGAGCATTGACACGGAATCTAAAGCATAGAATACATTGATGCTCTTCATCATCTGTTTCTTCTGGGTCGGACAAATGTGCAGTTGAAAGAAGCGCTGACGCCGCCGCACCCACCCCCGCACCCACAGATGGCGGAGGCATAACCACGATCCCAGGATCCATTGTAAGCCGCGTATAAAATCCGAGATACCCGGACCGTGCATATTCATTGTCACAAATTCGAACACGAGTCCGAAACTCGTCATTTCTCTCGAAATATACACTATTATTCTCATTACGCGAAATATTAAACACGATATTCGGCGCAATATTGTCAACATGTATCGTAACAATCTGATTTGGAAGAATGTCGTGATCATTTGAGATATGAAAAGTCCCACGTGACATATATGACTTCTTTATCGACCTGTGACGATCATACATGAAATCACGGTACGCCCATGCTTGATACGATCGGGCAGGCAACCAATTTGCGCGGCCCATTGATGGATTATCAACAATGAAAACGGATACATCGTACATATCGATAATGGGGATTGCCTTTCCGGCGTGTTCCATGGATTCATGAACCGCTTGAGTAATCATAATATTATTTGCCAAATTATTTCTCTGACCTACACCAATACCATCACCGATACCAGTACCGTCGTTAAGTGCAGGAATGTCTTCAATACGTGCAGTATATGTCGGCAAATATGGATCATTGTCTGGACGGTATACAATGTATGAAGTCGTAAGATATGGCGTTTCACGGTAATAATGTGGTCGTTCTTTATATTCAGAATATGCACTTCGAATTGCAGGTGTTACATCCCTTACAGAAGAAGACCAATTTCCAGTGCCTGGGATACGAATACAAATGTCCATGATATATCTTGATAAAGGTAACAGATTAACTATATTCATACAACAAATTCGGTTTATGTAGTTTATACCTCGGAAATATGCTTAAACATAATTCAGTGTTTACATGTATTAAACAATGAACGAACTACGAAGAAACAATATACATATGATTACACTCGACGTGCGTATCTCATGCGACACATTTTGGAACTATAAGTTCAATATTCCGATTCGTATTGACGAATATTATGATCAGAACGAACGGAATATGAATAACAGTCGGCGTAATAATATAAATGCGCGCAGTGATACATGTGATATCGGAAACATTGGACGAAATGACCCAATGTTTCTTCGCCTTGAGTCATATCTGGTTGATTATGTGATTCAGTTTATTTATGACGACCTTGTCCAAAAACGTCAACAACGCGATATTCCGATTTTATTGAAGAAAGCGCGAAAATTTCATATCCACGGACGAACGCTTGAAGACTTGTTATTTCCGACGAATAGTGAATCGAGGAATACAGATACGCATTCGATGCCGGAGAATACAGTATATATATGCACACATTGCTAATGGAATGGAATGGAATGGAATGGAATGCGAGTGGCGATGGAACGCGAGCGGCATTATTCACTACCACCTCCAGACATAAAGTTATGTAACAATACATCATTATTCGTATTTTTCACTTCACCTGTCAAAATAGCATCCTCATACATTCTACGCAACACATCTGGTGGTGCATTTGAACCAATTTTAAGAAGATGATGATCATATAAATATTTCCTAATTTCACCAATTGTTTTCTGTTTCAGAGTCAAGTGCTGGCTTTGAATATGTCGCTGTGTTTGTTTATTTTTCAACAACACACCGACAACGTCATCATGTTTCCCAATACGAAAACGTTTCTTTTTTGTTTTCCGGATTTTCACACGCATTCCGGCAACTTGAGATGGATCAATTGCGCCGGTTGTTTCACTATTTGCCGCATGTGAATTACTCATTCCTTCAGATGCAGTCGTACTCGTATTCGTAGTTGGGTCAGTTGAACCAGTACCATTATCACCCCCGAACATATTTTTTATAGCATCAACGGGTTTATGTAACATTTTCGTCGCCCATTCACGAAACGTCGGTTTTGTTCCATTTTTGAGACAACCGTGAGGAGGGTCTTCTTTTATAAAAATAGAAGGCAAATAGTCTTCTGGATTTTGAGGAATATGCATTGGAGGTTCAGAAGTAGGCTCTTTCGGTGGTTCATCGGATGAAGCCGCAATTGTGTTATTATACATATCTGCCAGGTCTGTTATTTTTGGAGGAGGTGTTTCAGACCCGGTTGGTGATCCAAATGCGGGCATTGAAGGCATCGATGACATGACAGGCATCGGCATTGCTCCAACATGAATCGTAGGTTCAGACACTGCCGCGGGTATTACATTTGCACTAGGTATCATCGGAACTACCGGTAATCCTAATAAACCAGTATTTGTAAGAATCTCGCCATTCGTTAATGTTTCTGATACCTGGTTTAATATTTTAGCTTCTGGTGTTTTTGCTTCAGGTAATCCAATTGCAAAATCAGTGCGTTTTTTTTGTGTTCGTTGCTGTTCGCGACGTTTCAATGCAAGCTTTCGTAAAAAATCCATTGACTGTAAAAAATTATCGTCGCCTTTATGACCTGGAATGGAGCTCGACGACGAAGCAGAATCGGAGGCTGCAGCTGACGCTGCATTGCGATCAGAATCATCTTGTGTTCTCGATCGTTCGCGTGTTCGCTGATGTTGTTTGATTCTCTCGAGTAATGTCTTTTTAAGTGTACTTGGTTGGACAATCGAACTTGGTCTAATTTTACGCTCACCTGATCCGCTACTACGTTTTGTACGTCGTTTTGAACTACCGCCTCCGGTTCCTCCACCGATCAAGGATGCAGAATCAATTGTTATACTTTTTCTTTCGCTACTCATTTACAATGGAGTTTCTACCTTGAATGGTATAGTATCTTATATATAACTTATAAGATACTACGAATATATAATATTCATAAATATAACGTCTTCATATACGGTCCGACACCTCGCTCTTTTCGTTCTTTCACTTCCGGATTTTCGATAAAAAGCTTGAACCCATTTTCTAAATCGTCTAGTGTTATAATCTTCTTTTCAGCATCAGGGAGACAGAATACACGACGACTATGTGCGATTTTCGTTTTTGTGAACAAAGTTTCCATATCACGACCATACGTTGTAAAATAGTCGATTCGTGATGCAAACCATGATTCCGGTATAACAGGTCCATTATTTGCTCCTCCAGTCGCGATCGTCCATCCATAATCGCGTATCTGTTTCTCGTATATCGATTTGAGTTCAACCGGTTTATATGGGTCCAATTTGAATCTCCACGTAAATCTTGAATTCAACCCTTCATTCAAACTGAAAAAGCAGTCGTTGAGCTCCTTTTCATAACCGGCAATAATAACCATCCAGTTATGTTTGTGTTCACTCAATGCCTCGCACAATGTATCGACACACTCTTTCGCAAAACTGTCGCGTTTTTCCGAATTTCCGAGCGAATATGCCTCATCGATAAATAGAACGCCGCCGAGTGACGCTTTAATCATATCTTTCGTTTTGATTGCGGTTTGCCCTAAATACCCTGCAACAAGATCATTTCGGCTTACTTTTTTGAATATTTTCTTGTTCAATATACCAAGATTACTGAAAATTCGGCCAATGATTTTCGCAACTTCGGTCTTACCTGAACCAGGCGGCCCATATATCACAGTGTGCATAAAATCACCCTTCGTAGGAAGAGCGAAATCATCAGTACTTCCGGTAGAAGGGGTCCATGTAGGAAATTTCGAACTTAATGGTTTGAATTCTGCTGCTGCGGATGGCTGCGGGAACCCGGGAAGTTGTGTTACAAATGGTGATGCGAATGGATTGAAGACATTTTTATTGTTGTCTTTTATAGTATTGGATTCCAAACCATTTCTAATGTCTGTCACATTCTCTTTTTCCTTTTCCTTGACAGGCTCACTCTTATCTTCCGGAATATGAAGATCCTGTAAATAATAAAGTATCTGATCAATGATCGTTTTTTTGATATTATCCATACCAATCATATTCGACAAATCGGTTAAGGGTTTTCGAATTGCATGAATTGCCGACATATTGATATTGTATTTCTTTGTTTCACTTAATGGATATTTATCACAAAGAGCAATCAGATCGTCGATATGCTGAATATTTTCACGAATTTCAACATATTCCGGTTCGGGTGGTGGAGGTGGCGGCGGCGGCATCGCCATAGCAGCCGCTCCAGTATCTGAAGCTTTTTTTGGTTCACTCTCAGCCGGTTTTATTTGGAATGGTATAATCGACGTCCACAAATTAGGAATAAATGGAGTCGTCGAAAATAATGATACATTTGACGGAGCAAACGGAGTAAATGTCATGTTCATAAATGGGTTTGCAGATGAAGTTGGTTGACTCGTTGTGGACGACGCGGATGAATTAACTGGATCTTTTGTTGGTGGATTCTGTGGTGTAAACTTATAAATACCATTATCGTCTATAAAAGAATAGGGGGTTTTTGATGTGTGTAAATATTGGTGAAGTTGTTGTTCCATTTTCGCGACCTGTTTTTCATTTCCAATTCGTTCCTTTTCATGATTTTTGAGTATTTCTTGTCGAGACAGTTGAGGGTGCTGGGTTTGATTCGGATTAGTGGTTTGATTTTGTTTATTTGAATCTGATGGCGGATGATGGTAATACCAACGACGTTTTTTACGAGGAGGAGATGAATTACAGTTTCTATTGTTGTTATTACTCATTGTCACACAACAGAGTCTATCGGGTAATATATTATGAATAATACGGTTTATATTGTATTCTATTCCATTTCATGACACGCAATATCATTTGAAAACAACATAAAAATAAATTGAAAATACAATATAGTTTACCCCGATATACAACAATCAGGGTCAATTCAAATCAATTCATTTCATTCTTGTTATTCGAAACGATGCCGAAACTTGTACGCAAACAACAAAAAGAAATTACTAATACAATCACCGCACCAGGACCAGTCCCAGCACCAGCACCAGCACCCGAACCCGCACCAGAATCGGCAACGACCAATGACACCAATAACAATAATGAAGATCATCCTACCTATGAAATGCTTAATCCGAGGTATGCAAACGATACTGGACACGCCACGACGACGGATGAATGCAACGGCGATAATCACGCTGCGAAAAAACTGAAAAACCGTATCGGAAGTTATATTGAAGAGCCCTGGACAATTATCGGTTCGTACTTTGAAGGAAAACATCTCGACCAACTTGTCCGCCACCAGATCGAATCATATAACGATATGGTGAATGTTCAGTTGAAACGAACGGTCGATATGTTCAACCCCGTTCGAATTGTGTCCGATCAAGACTACGACAAGGCATCACATACGCACAGATTAGAAATCGAAGTCTCATTTGCAAATTTGTACCTATCTCGTCCACAGATTCACGAAAACACCGGCGCAACAAAAATCCTCTTTCCTCAAGAAGCCCGACTTCGCAATTTCACATATGCTTCAATGATGACAGTGGATATGGCAGTGAAGTACATTGTTCGCGGAAATTCCGGCGCTTCATCCTCCTCTGTCGGAGCAGGCAGCGGATCTGTGTCGAGTGGCGCGAATGGCGGAGATATCACAATTCATCACAAAATCTTCCCAAAAGTTCAAATCGGAAAACTGCCAATCATGTTGAAATCGTGCATCTGCGTATTGTCTCAACATAAACACCTTGACCATAACGTGACTGGAGAGTGCCCTTATGATGCAGGTGGTTATTTCATCATCAACGGCAGTGAAAAAACCGTGTTAGGACAGGAACGCGCAGCAGAAAACAAGGTGCTTTGCTACAATGTAGCCAAGAACAATACCAAGTTCCTCTATGTTGCAGAAATCAAGTCCATTCCTGATTCGAAATGTATCTCACCCAAACAGATAAACATGATGGTTGCAACAAAACAAAACGGTTTCGGTCACCCACTCGTGATCCAGATTCCAAGAATGAAGCAACCGATTCCTCTCTTCATCGTGTTTCGTGCACTCGGTGTCCTATCCGATCGCGAAATATGCGAATACATTGTATACAATATCACGGGCAATGTTACCGATCTCGAAACGCCAGCGTCGATGATGACAAGTACGACTGATCACCGTGCGGGAATCTCGGATAAACTACTGAAAGCACTTCAGGCCTCCATTATCGACGCGAATGGAATCATGACACAAGAAGAAGCGGTTCGTTATTTCACATCTCAAGTGATATTCACACCGATCAATATGGACAAAGAGACGGGCGCAATGAAGAAACGTGAGTTTGCTAACGAGGTGCTTCACAATGACCTTTTCCCTCATTGCAATACGGATCAACAACGTATCTTCTTCCTCGGATATATGGCGCACAAACTGCTTTGCGCATTCTTCGAGATTAACAAACAAGACGACCGTGATTCGTATTTGAACAAGCGCGTTGACCTTACTGGCGCACTTCTGAATAACCTATTCCGGAATTATTTCAATAAGCTCGTGAAAGATATGTCGAAACAAGTGGTCCGTGAAATCAATACGGGATCATGGCGTTCTACTGAGGACTACTTGAATATCATCAATGATACGAATATGTACAAGATCATCAAATCCACTACGATTGAAAATGGCCTCAAGCGCGCGCTTTCTACTGGTGATTTCGGTATTAAGAGTATGACGAGCAACAAGGTCGGAGTTGCTCAAGTGCTGAACCGTTTAACGTATTCGTCCAGTCTCAGCCATCTTCGTCGTATCAATACTCCGATCGATAAGAGCGGCAAGCTTGTTCCACCTCGTAAGTTACACAACACATCGTGGGGATTCATTTGCCCTGCAGAGACTCCAGAAGGTGGCAGTATCGGTGTCGTCAAGAATATTAGCTATCTGAGTCACGTCACCATTCATAGCAATCCTGCGTCATTGCACGCATACATCGACGAGTATATTGAACGCGTGGAGACGCTGACCCCTCGCGACACGTATCGCCAGGTGAAGGTGTTTGTGAACGGAATCTGGGTTGGAATTACACGCGACCCCCTGCGTTTGTATCGGGAGTTCAAGCTGAAGAAATGGCGTGGAATCATTAATATTTACACATCCGTCGTGTTTGATTACCCGAATGCCGAGATTCGGATATGCAATGACGCTGGGAGAATGATGCGGCCTCTGCTCTTGGTGAACCAGGATACAAACGACTTGTATATCACACGTGAGATGATTCAGCGGGTGGCAGATAAGGATATTGGGTGGGACGACCTCTTGACGCATATGTGCATGATGGACGAGAATGATACTCATGACAGCAGCAACAGCAGCAGCAGTAGCAATGCACACGGAGTCATCGAGTATATTGATCCAGATGAGCAAGCGTTCAGTATGATTGCAATGCGCCCAAAGCACCTCTTGCGAAATGAGACATCCGACGCTGCGTCAATATCGCCCTATATTTACAAGTATTCTCACTGTGAGATTCATCCAAGTACGATCTTTGGGATTTTGGCGTCATGTATTCCGTTTCCAGAGCATAATCAGGCACCTAGGAATACTTACCAATGTGCTATGGGTAAGCAAGCCATCGGTATTTATGTAACGAATTACCATCGCCGTATGGACAAGACTGCGTATGTTCTCACTTACCCACACCGCCCTCTTGTGGATACCCGTCTGATGCAGATGATCCAACTCGCGGAAATCCCCTCTGGTGCGCCACTCATTGTCGCCATTATGTCGTATACTGGCTACAATCAAGAAGATTCTGTTCTCGTGAATCAAGGCGCGATTGACCGCGGAATGTTCTCCGCCACGATTTATCACACAGAGAAAGACGAAGACAAGAAGATCAATGGTGACGAAGAGATCCGATGCCATCCTGACGTATCGAAGACGAAGGGAATGAAGTTCGGCAATTACGACAAGCTGAATCAACGCGGAGTGATGCCAGCGAACACGTTCATTGAGAACCGCGATATTATTATGGGGAAGGTGATTCCGATCAAAGACAACCGCAATGACCCGACGAAAATCGTGAAATACGAAGACATTAGCCGGGTTTATCACACATCGGAGGAGTGTTATGTGGACAAGAGCTACATCGACAGTAATGGTGAGGGATACTGCTTCTGCAAAGTCCGCGTTCGCGCATTCAGGAAGCCGGTCATTGGTGACAAGGTAAGTAGTCGTATGGGGCAGAAAGGTACAATCGGAAATATCATTCCAGAGCGCGATATGCCCTTTACGAAGGACGGGATTCGCCCCGACATCATTATCAATCCTCACGCCATTCCGTCTCGTATGACGATCGGACAACTCAAGGAAACGTTGCTTGGGAAGGTTCTTGTGAATTTAGGATTATTCGGTGATGGAACATCGTTTGGCGAGTATGATATTAAGGATATTAGCAAGGAATTACTGAAGGTCGGATTTGAAATGAATGGAAATGAACTCTTGTATAATGGACTCACTGGCGAACAAATCAAGTCGGATATCTTCATTGGTCCGGTGTTTTACCAGCGCCTGAAACATATGGTCAATGACAAGCAACATAGTCGCTCGATTGGACC